CAAATATCGCGGCCACTTATCTTTTGCGGTTGTTGCGCAAGACGATAAAAACTCCATAAAAAAAACTGCTATTGGAAATAAAAATACTTTATTTTCCCCTTTTATTAATTTACGGTTCCGTTTAAAACCACATTTGGGGCATTCACACTACTCTCTTTTTTAAATTTTAAATAATAATAATACGAACGTATAATCCGCGGTATAATCCATTTTAAATTATGTTAGTTTAATGTAGAGCTATGCCTAAACGTGCAAGAGCAGTTGATTGTTGCATCCCAGACCGTAAGCGTCCAAGGACCATGGAGGTCGCTAATTATTTTTATAATTTACCAGATGATATTATCGGACACATTTTCAGTTTAATCAAACGACCCAGAATTACTGGTTAGTTTTTTTTTTGTTGATGTAGTATTGCTTATTGTAATTTTGAATTGCATCTTTATTATCGACACGGTATTGCTTATTGTAATTTAGTAGTGTGTCTCTATTATCGACACGGTATTGCTTATGGTAATTTAGTAGTGTGTCTCTATTCTCGACGTAGTATTGCTTATTGTGTTCTCTATTCTCGACACGGTATTGCTTTTGTTGTTCTTTCTTATCTTGAGGTGAAGTATAACACCTACGCTCGTTCAAATCCGCTTTCAAAGCAATACGATATTCTTCCTCGATTTTTATAGCTTCTCGCTTCGTAACATTTGCTCGGCATCCGAGTTCTACCACCTTCCAGTTCGATATACCGCCGTGCTGTCTCATAATTTCATATATCTTGAGATTATACGCTTTACTATTAGGGTTATTGCACACGCTCTTGTGCTGTCTTTTTCTATTAATCATATCAGTTGTATGACCGACATAGCAACAATCTACGTCGTCGCTGATGTGAACCCACTTATAAAAATAGATGACGTCCCATACCTTTTCTGTCATTTTATGTAATTATGTGCTTTTTCTTTATATTAATTTATTAAGAAAATGCGTTAAATAAGATAAATGGATATAAAGATAAATAAATATATATAGTTATAATATAAATGACTATGGAGTTCGAGAGATTTAATGCATCATATGCCGAGAAGGCCAAGAACACGATTAAAACTTACAACAATGCTTATAAAAAACTGCACGATGAATTGGACCAAAAAGATATTCATACTTGCACATCAAAGGAAATTTTCGAGGCACTCGATAAATATGAATCTTCAAATACAAGACAGAGTCTTTTGAATGTTGCTATCGGAGTCTGGAAATTATACAGTCTTGATACTGATGATCTTGTGGCTTATCGTGAAGACCTTTCAAAGTCAATTAAGCAGACGGTTAAAAATAAGAATAAAGCGCTTCAGGAACATCTCCCGAGTTACGATGAACTCGTAAAGCATACTAATGCATGTTTTAATACAGGGAGATATGTCGAATACGTGGTCAATTTTTTGATTCTGAATTTTCAAGTGCGGAATATGGACCTTAATTTTAAGATTATTTCGCAACTCGTCAATGCTACCGATCTTAAATTGAATTATATGATACCAATGAAATCTAAGGTCTATTATGTTCGAAATAAGTACAAGACTGCTGATACATATGGACCAAAGCAAGATGTCATCACAGATCCAGACTTTATCGTTGCAATTAAAAGAATTCAAGCGATGAACAAGGATGGATATAATGCAGTCATTCCTAATGAGAATACACTTGCTTATCGAGTTCAAAGTCTATCTTATCAGAATTTGGGAGAAGGTGCTATGTTTAAAATTATAGTCAATCATTTTCGTAATGATCTAGATGAACTCAAAAAAATTAGCGCTAATCGCGGTACGGATATATCGACTATCCTGGCTAGTTACGATATTATGAATACTTGATGATGACTTTGATCCGTTTATTCCAGAAAATTAATTTTAAATATGATAATTAAAAAAAACAATTTATAATTATCATATAATTAATAAACTCGTTTAAAGAAACAATTTATAATATAAAATAAAGAGAAATGGAGACCATATATACCGAACATCATGATAAACTTCGGATTAATTTTTTAATGAATAATCTTACTGCAGAGGTTTATAACAAAGTTTTAGACTCCAGAGCAGAAGCAAAGTGGAACAAGGATACTAAAGAGAAGCGAAGTGTTAATTATGGTTTGCTTAAAAAATATCTAAAGGACATCGTTAAGAATGATTACAAAATAGATTGTGAATATCGTACTACGACTATTTCATATGGAAGACGGTATTCCGTAGGAACATCTACCCAAAGTATTGCTCGTGAGATCAGAACGTTTCTAATGCCTGGATGTATCGATTTGGACATCGAAAATTGCTGGTTTAATATCATACATAATATTTGTATCGACAAAGGTTTTGATTGCAAAAACTTGAAGACTTATGTAACAGGACGTAATGCATTCATTAAAAAAATTTACGAGGAAGAATCCGGTAATAAATTAGAAGAATCTGAATTTACTAAAATTAAATCACAAATTAAGCAAAAGATTATTAACACACTTACTTCTAGTAAAACACAGCATTCGAATAGTATTACATTTAAACGATTTGATAATGAAATGAAGGTTATCCAAAACAATTTAGTCAATTGTAAATATTATACATTTATAACTGCTTCGGATGAAAAAAATAATTACAACGGTTCTTTTGCAAGTCACGTGTGTCAATATCATGAAAATTTAATTATACAGTCTGCTGAACGATACTTCCACGAGAATGGGATATCCATTTGCGGACTGATGTTCGATGGTCTATTAGTATATAAATGTAGACCAGAATTTAATACTTTAGAATTTAATGAATACGTTGGCAAAGAAATTGGATATCCATATAATTTTGTAATCAAAGAACACCAGAATGTATTTCCGGAGTTTGAAACATACGTTTACAAAGATTTACCGAATGAGAAGAAAGAGAGACCCGATGAAATTATTCATCGTGCATTCTTAGAATGGGGCAACCAGAACAACTTGGCACGATTGAAGTATACTGAGACAATTTTAAAGCTGGATATGAATTGGGGGGAAAGGATTTACGAAAGTACTAATGAATGCATTAACGAATTCATTCGGGATAATAAATTTATCGAACCTTTCTTCTTGTGTGCTAAAGCTGAGAGTTACAAGAATATGTTAAGTAAGTTTATTACAACAGGTCAACCTAATGATTTATTTCCATGCGTGCAGAAAAACTGGAGATATTACTCTTTTAAAAATGGAATTTTTGATATCGTAAAGAATGAACTAATACAAAATTTAGATGCGGAAATTTTGTGCAATAATCGTTTCGAAACGGACTACATTCCAGTTAGATCTATGCCTGAAGAACTTATTCGAATTTTTTCACATCAAAAATGGACTCAGGAGACTATGGATATCTATTGCGGACTAATGGGGCGACTATTTTTTCCGCTTAACGAACTCGATCAGTATGGTGTAGTAACCTGCAATAAGGGCGTTAGTTCAACTGGTAAGAGTAGTGTTCTTGAACGGATATGCGAAATCGTAGATGATTACAAAACTCTTAATGCAAAGGGACATAACTTCAGTCTTGAGGGTTGTGACCGTACTAAATTGATTTATGTTGGTGAAGCAGAAAATTTACCGAAAATGTTAGACATCGAAGACTTTAAGAAAATGGCTCGTGGTGAGACTATTAATATCAATATCAAAAATAAATCCGCAATTGATACGACTATAACTGCTCCGTTGGCTCTTGTTGCTAATGAAATAATTGAGTATCCAGACAGTTCTGATGCTATTAAAAATAGAATTTGTTATTTTATGCATGATAAAAAAGTAACCGATCCAGATGGAAATCTAAAAATTAAAATGAAAAGTATGAATCACATCTTTCTGTCTTATTTTACTTATATGTATCACAAACTTTTGAGTGTTTCACCAGCAAATATAAAATTAAGTCCTCAGCTTGATGATTGGACGACTAATACATTCGAAGAACAAAACGATTTTTTGTCTTGGTTGAATATGTTGCATTCTGATTTGTATTGGCAAGTTAAACACAATTCAGGGAGTGTATGCAAAGCAAAAGACCTTACCGATAAATGGAAACTGCACTGGGAGAAGGGGCTTAAGAAAAAACTTCCAGCACCTAAAATTAGTTCTAACCAAGATGCGGAACTTGCACTATTCGGAATTGAGGTACATACTCAAGTTTTTTGCAGGCATTGTGAAAATCAACATAGATCTGGTTGTTGTGACAAGTTTGATCGGGCACATAAAAAGAAACTTAAGGTATACAAAAATTGTGAACTTATTAAGGGTGGACTTAATCGGCACCAAAGTTATGACGATCCTGAATGAAAATGAAAAATGATTTGAGAACACTTTTGGGAAAAAAAAAACATCCAAAAAAGGGGTTTAAAACTGTTTCGTAAAAACGCTTTCGGGAAAAATAAAATATATTTTTTTCCAAATCAGTTTTTTCAAAAAAAAACCCAAAAACATGATATTCCCAGCGTTCTCTATATTCGCGCTACTTGTATCACCTAATGAATATTTCAAAAAGTTCTTAAAATCTATATATTCACAACTATGTTCGCAGTTCTTTACAATGTGTTCTCTCTTATATATTTTTTATTAATAATAATTTAACACCATCAAGTAGACGTCTCGACACCCCCTCCCAGTGTAATGTAATGTATTATATAATGTATAATGTATTAGAACACCCGGTCACCCGGTCACCCGGTCGTTCCAAATTAGGAAACCCAGGTCGTTCCAAATTAGGAAACTCCCCCGATTCCATAGACAATCTACAGACTTACTCGTTTAATCTACAGAATTAAAATGTAATCTAAGAGTAATACCATACCCGATGAGTGACGATGAGTCCGTAAGTAAATGTGTACCCGTAGCGCCTGCTGTAAAGAGGGGACGTGGTGGTCCCAAGGGTAAGAGGATTCCAACCCCGTTACAACTCGAGATGCTTGCTAAGGCACGTGCTAAGGCAAATGAAATTCGGAAGCAACAATCGATAGTTAAGCAGGAGACATATGAGGAACTATCCGAGGAACTTACACGATTCGAACCCGAGATCAAGATGCCACCCAATCAAGTTAAACCAGTTGAAACAGAGAAGTCTTGGACTAAAGAATTTGTCCCGCCTAGGGGTCCACCACAATACATTCCACCGCCCGATCTTCCGAAGGTATGTGAATCGATTGTAACCCCCGATGAAATAAGAAATAACAAAAAGAAGAAGAAGACCCGTATTATCATCGAGCAATCCAGTTCAGACGAGGATATCTTCGAAAACACCGATGATGTTATCTTTGTAAAGCGTCGAGGAAGGAAAGACACCCCTAAAAATACATGTATTAAAAAAAACAAAGACAATGCAGAAGAATGGGACGGCGTGGATTTGTTCGATGGGAAAACAATTTATTCGAAACCTAAATTTACCCCCGAACCTATTAACTATTTTAACAAACGGTTCTATTAGCGTTAAAAATACATTTTAAAAATAAATCCTTATTGTAAATAATGTTGTCTCACACGACGGTCTCGGGATTAAATATAGTCCCTCCATCAAGTGAGTCGGGCAAATATGAGACAGATATCAACATGCCGAAGATGCATTGTGTAACCCTTGTTGTCGGTAAGCGTAACTCCGGTAAAACTGTAGCAACTATTAATCTTATTGAGAAGATGAAATACGACTACGTCATTGCGGTAAGTCCTACTATGAATTCAAACAAGGAAATTATGGATCGTCTTAACATCGAATTCGTGTTTGAGGATGTCGAAGACGTCTCAGTTATAGATTCTATTAAAAAGATAGTCGAAGACGAAGCCAAAGACCTTGAGAGGTATAGACATCAAATGAAAGAATACAACGCTTTACTTAAAAATATTCGTAACGGAAATATGGTCAACGAAGATCATCTATTAACATACTTTTCAGAAAACGAATTTATTAAACCGAAGCACAAATGGAACGGTAAGAAACCGAGAATAGCTGTTTTATTTGACGATATGCTTGGAAGCATGATTTATTCTCGACCAAGGAAATTAAACTCTCTTGCTACATATTCTCGCCACGTTGGGCAGTTATCCGAAGGCGGTTCTATCGGTGTATCATTGTTCTTTCTGATTCAATCGTTCAAATGCCAGACCGCAGGCCTAAACAAGGTCATTCGTAATCAATGTACTCAAATGATACTGTTCAAGACTAAGGACGAAGGGGAGTTAAACGACATCGCATGCTCCGTGTCTGGAGAAATTTCTAAAGAACAGTTTCAAGATGTCTATGAATATGCTATGGCTGATCCGGACCCATACCCTTTCTTGTTTATTGACTTACATAAAAAGTCCGAGCATCCGAGTATGTTCCGCATTCGACTCAACAAATTTATTAATATAAATGGTATATCCGATGTAAATGTATCCGATGTATCCGGCATTTCTGAACTTCTTCCCGAGAAAATGGACATCTAAATGTAAATTTCGTTTAAAAATGTATTTTAAAATGTACATTTAATTTAATGTAAATGGTGGTGAATACAAAGTTACGTACCGGAATTTTACATGACGATAACAATGACGTAGACACTTTTGTAACTAACACAGTTGTTATGGATAAGAATATATTCGTTGGAATTCCAGCTATGCCAAAACTTCTAGCGGGACGCAGAACAGCAAAAACAAAAAATGAAGTAGAAAATCCCGAAATTAAACCTTTGATTTATTATAGTAACATTTCGCATAGAATGAATAAAGCGCTGGCAAATCTTGCAGGTGAAGATGAGAAAAACTTAGTTCTTTTAGGTGATAAGTTAAATTTAAACGCGGGGATCTTAACAACTGACATGGACATCTTAACAAGAATGAATAAGATGTTCCGTGGCGACAACGAAACTCTTATGCATATCGAAAACGCGTATAATTATTACGTTTAAAAATGTAAATTAAAATGTACATTAAAATGTATAATGGACGGCGATACACATACATCCGATTTTTATACATTTACATCTGAATCCGATAACATGTCTGACTCCGAATGTAAAGAAATCGCCTTTATGCCTGATAGCATGCGTCGTAAACACGAGAACCCTTTGAATTTGACCCAATATCAGCTTGATGAAAAAGCAGAACAGATCGCAAGACTCAAACAGTTGTACCCTGATGTAGATTCTTACTGGGCTGATATCATTTGTGACATCTGTATGACTAAAACTCAAGAAGAAATTAATTTAATCAAAGCGCGTGTCGGTTCTTTCAAACGCGATTATTCTAATCTACAAAATGAACTAAATTTAGTAAAAGACAATTGGGTCAAATCTTAAAAAATTAAAATGAATTTCCTCGTTAAAAATACATTTTTAAAATGTATTATACATTCTAAAGATGTCTTCTACTCAACCTAATTTTGAAAATCAGCAAGTTGTAAATTCATTTAACTTGTTTATTGACTCTGAGAGATGCGTTATTCAGGGAGATCAGCAATCCAGAGGCGATGACGTACACATCCAGTTTGAATGTAATTCCATTGAAGCAGGTGATGGAGAGATGATAAAATTGTCCGTCACAGACTTTTCCATGCCTAATAACATGGATATGATTGATTTTAATAACTCACGTGGTCTTTTTAAAGCAACTTCTACTCACGTCCCAGCTACAATTCCAGCAGGTACTCCGTTATGGGGTATAGCCGAAACTGTAGATTTAATTGACCGTCATAATTACTCAAATATTTATGACATAACAGAATCTTTCGCTATAAATTTTAAGCAACAGTTAGACCGTCTTATACCTACAGTCACACACGCATTCACGCCTGGAACTATAATATATCCAGAATATGACGTAACATACGTACCTTCAAGTATAGCAGCAGGAGGTGCTAATGGTCCAGCTTATAAAGAGCTAAAGGTTGGAAGGCCCCCGATGGCTACAGGTGAAAGATTTCTTCGCGTTTTATTTGAATGTAAATTATTCGGTACTGGTACTGTGGACAACCCGAATGGTGCTCTCGAGCCTCATAATATTTCAGCTCTTAAAATACAACTAATGCCTAGACAGGGAGATACATATTCTATTCTTGGAGGACTTCGTTGTGATACTGATAGTGAAACATTTAATTCTCTTCGTATAGACATCACATCAAATTCGATTGAAGTCACAGGTTTTTTTCCTATGCAGAGATATACCGAACCCCATATTTACCTTAGATCCAATACTGGACAAAACGGTCTTGAAATGTCCGTACTACAGGCTAATATGATAGCATCTGGAAATGTCCTTGTAGCTGATATAGTTACATCTAATATTCTTGGAAAATTTGCTCGTTTTGAAAACAACGAAGGAGGAGGAGAAACTATTATGTATAACTCATCTACTGGAATGGACTACTTTATTAATTTGCAGCAACGTAAACTTACATCTCTTCAACTCTTTTTAACAGATTCCAAAGGACGTAGACTTGGTCGTTTTACAGATGACGTAACAACTGGAAGTGCGGCAGGTCGTGAAACATACCCAGAAACAAATCCACCAACTTATGCCAGTGCTTTACAGAATACGTTAGGTAATTTGTTCTTTTCTGCTACGATTCGTGTAGATGTAATCAAAGCAAGCAATCCAGTCAAACTTGAAAGTAAAGTATTCCAACCGCCGGCCAACGGATCTAAATCTGGAGGTATTCTTCCAATGACTGGTTTTACAAATCGTCCGATTGGAAGACGATTATAATTATGCGTTAAAAACCGACATTTAATTTATTTACATTTAGTAAAAAACATGGCTGACGCTCAGAATCTCCCCGCCAATCTTCGCTTTTTTATGTCCAGGCTCCAAGGAGTATCCACTTCGCATTACAAAATTTACTCTACCGCGGGTGATACTGGATCTGCGAACAAAATTATCCGTTTCGAACTTCCATCGAATGTTCTAATTAATCTTAAATCGGCACGTCTTATGTTTAATATCAAATCGGGTGGTGCGGCAGGCTCGATTGGCCGTCTTCCAGAAGATACTCGCTCGCTTATTGAACGCATGACTATTTTTGCGGGTGGTGTTCAGATTCAGAACGGCCACAACGCCTACAACGTTCTCGTACATGCTAAGAAAGCCCTAACCGGTATGGAACCGGCATCTGCTTTGACCCATCCAGAATTTGTTCGTGATAAAAGTTACCACACCGGCGCAGATATCACTACCTCCGAAGACTACGAAAGTACAGAGAATCAGCTTGCGATTGATTCCTTCGACGGGTTCCTCGGCACTGCTGCGCCCTCGATTATCGATACGGGTATCTTTCCTCAGATTACTGTCGAGTTCACACTCGCGGACAATGTTGTAGTTTCGTCGATTGCCGGTCAGACTCTTTCTGGAACCGGTGGCACTGATGTTGATGACGCTGGTGCCGCGGCCGTCTCCTATTCTATGACTAATATGACTATGCAGATTGAAGTCCTAGGCATGGCGTCGTCCATTCTTGATGAAATTATTGCTGAGCGCATAGGTCAGGTTGGATACCTCTCAATTCCTTTCAAGAATTACTATACATTCAGCGCGCAGCACAGCAGCACTACTCGCTTTAATGTTAATAGCTCTTCTTTCGACCGTCTATGGTGCTGCTGGCGTGACAATGATACGTTCTCGGCTGCGCCAGCAGCGCCTGTGGTAGTCCAAGGATATAAAGTCGCTGGCGCTTACACGTCTGCCGCACCGGTCACCCAAACTACCTCATCTCCGCTTGCTATTGCACTCACTCAGGATGTTGGCAAACCTCAGTATGACATCGGCGGCACTATGGGAACTAACACTGAGAAATACCAGACTAAGTATTTTCAGTTCAAACAGAAGCCGTCTACGGGTAATATTAGCTATCAACTCCAGATTAACGGCTCGAATTACCCCAGCTATCGTCTTAACACATGCGAAGCGCTTCAATTGTCGCTTAACTCGGTTGATTATTTTGTTAACTCGAATCGCAAGGTTACACTAGATCAGTACAAAAATAACTATTGTGTCCAGTGCTACAGATTTTGCCTTCCCGAATCGGACAACTACCGTCTCGCCTCGGGTCTCGACACTCGTGCTACCTCGGCACAGTGTGCGGTTCTTACAGAAGGTATAGCCAACACATCGCACCTCACGCTATTTGCCGAGACGACTTCAGAGTTGCGTGTCGCGTCGAGACAAGTGGAAGTTATCCCCTAGATGAATTGTGCGTTAAAAATGTAATATTATTAAATTTGGTAAGTATAATATAAATGAATCCTGGTTACATCTACAATGGTATGATGGGAAGCAAAGAACCAACGGGTTTCGAAATTACCGCACCAGTCGGGCACATCTCAGAGCGAATTATTGAAAAAAGAACTGTAGGAGCAGGTCTTAATGACAAAAACATTTTTGATGTACGTGGTATTCCCGAAGCAATCACTCGTCCGACGACTATGCAGGTTATGTCCCAAAAAGATGAAGCAGACATTAACACTCTTAGAACGTCTCGAGCATACATCGATCCAATGAGCGGTTATGCCCCTGGTATGGGTAATTTCAGAAATCAGCCCAAGGGCATTCTGTCACAATCCGAATACTACACATCTTCACCGGTTCTGCCAGTTTCTGGTTTCTACAATCCTGATAGAACTAACGTTCTTGGAAATCTTAAGTAATAAAAATGTAATATTATTAAAAGGTGTTTCATTAAATCTCGTTAAAAACACAAATTAATAATATTTTGTAATTTAAAATGCCGTCAGCTAAGACTAAATTTGGAACGAGGGAGAATCCTTGTAGGGACGATCCTCAATATAGATTGAGCCATCCAGACGAATGTGGTAGATTAAATTTCCCCGCAGGCAGTTCGTCAGATGTAAGACCTATTCCGATAAGACCTGATCCAGGTCCAGGTCCAGGTCCAGGTCCAGGTCCAGGTCCAGGTCCAGGTCCAGGTCCAGGTCCAAGTCCAATCCCAGGTGTTTTTCCATTTACGCCAGGACCTCATTTGTTTCCAATGATTGTACCGACTAAACAGCCAATCCCCGGTCCATTCGATAGAACATTTAACGAAATGAGACCTAAATTTATAAAGTCCGCAATAAGAACTGGTGAAGACATCGATGACGTTATGATAGAATTTATGGAAAAAAATACTATGGCAAGAAATGCCTTTTTATTAATAGATTCAATTCACGAAGACCTTGGATTGAAAAAAGATGCCGGTCCTAAAAATATGTACACCAAAGAATATCTAGATGCAGTAAATGCTAAAGTCAATAAAAAAACAAAACAAATCTCATTTCCCGACGATATGGATCATGACTTAGTTAGACAAGGTATTGACGTCTTTACTAAAAGAGTAATTGATAAAGTACACGGTTTGATAAAATCAGATTATCAACTTGACAAAACAAATTTAGACAAACTAAACATCCGTGACCGTTCAGGTGTATTTAATAAATACGTTAAGGACCTTAAACAACACCTTAAGGATATTGATAATTTAAAACTCACCCGAGCTCAAAAGGCAATTCAAGAAGGAGTCCTAAAGGCAGACTTCATTAAGAACTTTAAAGATGTAGCCGATATGGATGTAGACGCTAAAGTAAATAGAATACCCGGTCCAAGTCCAGGTCCGCCACCCGGTCCGCCACCCGGTCCGCCTGGTCCGCCACCCGGTCCGCCACCCGGTCCGCCTGGTCCGCCTGGTCCGCCGTCTGGTACACCGCCTGCGGGACCCCCTTCTGGACCACCTGGAGACGTGCCTGAGGAACAAACCGATGGAAATGGAAATGTAAGACCGCCTGATGAACCACCACCAGAAAACAGACGTGCTCTTCGTCTAAGAGGGGGTGCGCCAAAAACTAAACCTAAAGGTGTACTAACAGCATCTGAAAAGTCTGCCTTTACAAGAATAAAAGCAGCGTTCTTTTCTCACGACCCTGGTATGCTAAAACAGTTTGAGGACGAAATGAAAGATGCGGGTAAAACGAATGTAGCTCCAAAAACTAAAGAATTTGTAGAACAAAATTTTAAAGACCAGATAGATAAAGAAACTTACAACAAAATTAATGAACTTGAAGAAGGTGGTAAACTTGCGGATGCGTCAGAAATGAAATTAGAAGCGTTAAAACATAGAATAAAAGAATTAGAGGACATCCCCGACAATGGCAGAGTACCTCCAAAGAAGCAAAAAGAAATTGATGACCGAAAAGAAGATCATGCCAGATTTAAACGTGAAGTAGACAGTGCACATGCTGCTATGAAGCAAGAAATGAGAAATCGCGACGCAGAAATACATAAGCAAGCACAAAAAGTTGCCGACGATGCTAAAAAGGCGACCAAGGCAGCAGAAATGAGAGCTGCCGGAAAAGCAAAAGCAGACGCTGACCGCGCCGAAGCACTCAAAGCAGCTGCCGCCCAAGGTGCATTAGACAAAATAGCAGCAGACAAAGCATTAGCAGACAAAGCAGCTAAGGATAAATCTGATGCGGAACAGGCAAAACAAGATGCAATTAAAAGGGGTCAGGCAGCAGCCAAGGCAGCGTTGGACGCGCAAAATAAAGCAAATGAAAATGAAGACAAGAAAATGAAAATGAAGGACATGAAGGACATGAAGGACATGAAGGACATGAAGGACATGAAGGACGCAAAGAGAGCAGCTACTAAAAATCCTGGAAAAGGTGATATATCCAAGGGCATCGCAGATGCTGCTAAAGGATTAAAAAAGAATTTACAATCAACATTAGATACAACAGTAGATGCAGCACAAGTACAGGCAGATGCAATAAAGAAACAAGTACAAGACAGACTGGATTTATTCAAACAAATTCAACAAGATACATTCGATCCACAACGAGATATCAACGCCAAATATGCTAAAGCTGGATTAAATTCTAACGTACCAACTCCTGGATTTGGTGACGACCTTCCAGAAGACGATCCAGACTTAGCAAGAGCTTCTAAAGTAGTAGCAGTTGCAGATCATCTTGGTCCGGCACAACCGGCACAACCAGCACAACCGGCACAACCGGCACAATCGGATGTGACAGCCGATATAATGGCAGAACATCAAGCCATTCTTGATAAAATAACCGCGTTAAGTGCTCAGTTAGATTTTGCTGATTTAACTGACGATGAAAGAGCAGACCTCGAAAGACAAAAGGAAGATGCACTGAATGATTTAGTTGATGCTGGTAATGTCGAAGAAATTCAAAAACGATATGGAGTAAGTGAAAGAACGATAGATTCAATAAGAAATTCAAAAAGATTACGACAAATTAGAAATATATCTTCATCCGGACCGTCTTCATCAAATCAAAACCTTCAGGGTTTTGATGATCCAACCGACCTTCCGACAAACTTCGATGACATTCATACAATTAATTTTGATGATATATTTAATCTTCCATTAGATAGACCGAGTACACTTAGTACATCGAGTACACCAAGACCGAGCACATCGACCACTCCAAGGTCTAGCGCTAGAGGTTCATTTCCAACCCATCCATCTGGAACTATAAATGCGGCAAGGGTGCCCGCGCCACCGCGCCCAAATCCATTAGATAAAATAAGTGATAAATTTAAAAGGAAAT